TGCTAATGTGCAATCAGCGTATGAGAAGGCGATCAGTTATACGCAAGCATTTATGAATGATGCAGGCGACGTTGAGATATTGTTTAACAAAGAATTTATTGATCCAGAGCTAGACGCGCAAGAAATTAGCTCGCTATTGGCAGCATACACACAGGGCGGCATCTCGCTTGATACATTCCTGTTCAACATGCAGAAAGGCGGGCGACTGTCAGAAAAAACAACGATTGATGAAGAAAAAGAGTTGATCATTATTAATGATGTGGGTTTATGATAAGCGAGCAAGCGATACAACAAGAAAGCAGACACGCGGTATTTGCTAACCGCTATGCAGGCGGGTTGCATCGTGATTTTTTGCCAATACTAGAGCAGATTTACGCGGGCGTTAAGGCTCGCATTATTGACGACTACAGCACAGACATCGGGCGGCGTAAATTAAACGCCCTGATCCGCGATTTGGAAGCGTATCAGCGCGAATTATATCAACCGTGGCTTGCTGGCTTTGTTGATGAAATGCAAGAATTCGCAATTAGTGAAGGTGAGTTTGAGCTAGAAAGCCTTAAAAGTGTTGCGGTCGGTGATGTTGATTTCACGTTGCCAGCGAATACACAAATGGTTGCGGCCCTAATGAAAGATCCGCTGATATTCCCAGACAGTAACAAGGTTGTATTATTACAGCCATTTCTTGACGGTTACGAAACATCACAAATTAACAGGCTATCAAACATCGTGCGCACTGGATTTGCTACGGGTGCAACTGTTGATCAAATGGCGAAAGCGATACAGCAAACCACGAAACAATCAAGGCAGGCAAACCGCGCAATCATTCGCACTGCGGTAAACCACGCAAGCGCAACCGCTCGCACTTTGACGATGGAAGAGAACGACGACGTTGTGATCGGCTATCAATGGTTATCAACATTAGACGACAGGACAAGCGCGCCATGTAGATCACTAGATGGTAAGGTTTTTAAGTGGTCAGACGATTACAAGCCGATGCCACCTATTCACGTAGCTTGCAGATCGACAACTGTACCACAGTTAGCAGATGAATTTGTTGATCCTGATGATGATGCAAAACGCGGCGCTGCTGGGTCAAGTGGTCGCGGGCAAGTGGACGCAACAACAAGTTATTATCAATTTCTCAAGAATCAATCGCGGGAATTCCAGATCGATGTACTTGGGAAAGATAGAGCAAAACTATTCAGGGACGGCGGGCTAAATGCGAAAGAATTTGCAGCGCTAACCGTTGATGAGAAATTCAGGCCGTTAACACTGGCTGAAATGAGAGAGCGCAACCAAATTGTATTTGAACGCGCTAATGTAAATGTACCTAGAGGGTAAACAATGATTAATTTAGATGGATTAGAGTTAGACGAATCAACGATTGCTAAGATTAAAGAGCAAAACAGCGGCTTGATTACTGAATCAGAAGTTGAGGGTTTACGCAAAAACCGCGACGAGCTTTTAAGCGAGAAGAAAGCAGCGCAAGAGAAAGCTAGAACGATTGCAGAAGAAGCAGAAGCGGAACGGCTGAGAGCGCTAGAGGATAGCAAAAGTTACAAAGAGCTGTCACAATCATTACAAGAAAAGTTGCAAACACTAGAAGCGGAAAAGCAGAAAGTGGCACAAATGCAGCAGCAGCAGACAATTAAAAGCACTGCGGAAGAATTAGCAAGCGGATTGTTTGACGGCAAGATCGCTAAGCTAGTAGCGCGAGAAATGCAAGATAGATTGAAATTCACCGCCGATGGTGTTATGGTTTGCGACAATGACGGCAAACTAACTGCGGCATCTTTGAAAGATTTAAGCGACGAGTTCAAGTCTGATCCAGATTATCAGCAATATTTAATTGCTACTAAAGCGAGTGGTGGCGGTGCCAATACTCCAAACACTGTTAAGCCTGCCGGTGGTGGTGCATCAAACAAAACATTTAAACAAATGAGCGCAGCCGAAAAGGTAGCGTATTTAGATAGTAAACGATAAAAGGTAAATTATCATGGCAGGATTAAACGATTTTCAAGTATTTAACCAATTTGCACAGCTTGCCGCAACTGAGGTTGTAGATCAGCAAGTAGCACTTTGGAACGAAGCCACAGCGGGCGCTTTAGTGCTTAGTTCAGCGGCTAACGTAGGCGATTTTAGCGAGGAATCAAGCTATTCACTAATTACTGATTTGTATGGCAACCGTGACGCATACGCCACAGGCGCGCTGTCAGCAGTTGATTTAGCGCAATTGTTAGAGGTTAGCGTAAAAGTTGGTTGTGGTTCAAAACCTGTAACTTATACCGGCACTTCATTTGATTGGACGCAACGCGATCCAGCGGAAGCGGGCGCGGTATTCGGTGAGCAAGTCGGCGCGGCTAAAATGCAATACATGATCAACACTACAATTGCGGGCTTAGTTGCTGCGACAACTTCTGTCGGTTCTGACGTTCAGTATGACGGCACAGCGGGCGTAGCTTCACTTGATTCATTGAATAATGGATCGCGTGGGTTCGGTGACAGAGCAAGCCAGATCGCTTGCTGGGTTATGCACAGCAAATCTATGCACGACATTTACGGGCAAGCATTAACAAACAGCAATCGCTTGTTCACGTTTGGCGATGTGCAGGTTGTGTCTGATGGTTTCGGTCGCCGCTTGGTTATGACTGATAGCCCCAACCTGTTTTTTGATAACTCAGGCACTGACAACTATTACCAACTTGGTGTGGTTGCTGGCGGCGCGGTTCTCGAAGATAATGCAGATACACGCATTTACACTGAGACTAAAACCGAGTTCGTTAACGCTAAAGAAATCATTAAAGAGGAATCAAGTTTTAACCTTGGAATTAAGGGTATGACTTGGGACAAAGCAAACGGTGGAAAATCGCCTGGCGATTCAGATATTGCAACGTCCACACACTGGGATCAATCTGCAACGTCAACCAAAGACACAGCAGCGGTCAGGGTTGTAACTCTGTAATGTTGCATATAATCGCTAAGTCTTTCACGAAAGATGAAGCAAAGAGGTTGAAAGGGGTGGCTCTTGTCACCCCTCAAACCTTTCACTTATTCAACTGGGAAGGTCAAACTGTAAAGGGTTTGCAATACTACGTTGATGCAGCGGTCAAGCTTGGCGCAGTAGCAGTAGATAAGCGAGAGACCCAAAAACGCACAGCAAGGAAGAAGGCGGCGAAATAAGTCGCCTTTTTATTTTCTCATGACCATAAACAAAATATTAATTCTAATCGCGCTAGAAAATGGATTCTCAGGGGGTTAACGTGTCGCAAAATATCGTAATACCTAACAAAGACAACCGCGTTACAATGGTTTTTGCTGGCGTTGATTTAACCCAAGCCACTAACATTGTGATCGGGTTTGGGTCAGAGTCTTACAATCTGTCACAGCCTGAGGTTACTGTGAGCGATTCTGAGACACTAACGCTAGATTTATCAGGCACTAGCGAAGTGGGCCGTATATTCCCAATAGTGACATACTTTGACGGTTTCAGCGTAAACGGCACAGACATTACCAGCCGCGAACTAAACAACCTGAGTCAAATTATAGTTGCAATCGGTTCACAATTAATTATTGAAGATGGTTCAGTGGTTGCGGGGGCTAACAGCTTTGCGAGTGATGCAGAATTAAAAGCATTTGCAAGTTTGCGTGGTTTAAGCCTACCAGCAACGCAGCCAGAGCGCGAAACGTTACTAATTAAGGCAATGGACTATATACGGCTAAAAGAACCGCTAATGCAGGGTGAGAGAGCCAACGCTGAGCAAGTGCTGCCATATCCGCGCAATGATGTTTACGCGTATGGTTACTTTGTGCCAAGCGACTCCATACCACAATCACTGAAAGATGCGCAATGCCAAGCGGCTACAGACGCACAAACAATCAACCTATTGCCAGCGCAAAATGTGAGTAATATTCAGTCTGAAAAAGTCGGACAGTTATCGCGCAGTTATTTTAATGGTGGTAGTTACCAGGGCGTACAACTAAAAGCTGTTGATGCGTTTTTAAATCCACTGTTACGCAATAGCGGATCGCTTGGGTCAATTCGGTTATGAGCTTAGACTTATCAGCAGTAGCAACAAGCATACTGGGAAGCCTTGGCAGTGTAGGCCATGCCACACTTGTTAAAGTATCAGTCGGTGCGTTTGATCCAGTACTAGGCGAGACAACCGGACAAGTTAGAACAACATACACGCCACCCGCAGCTGTATTATCGCCAGATGACAGGCTGATCGATGGTACGCGCATACTTGCAACAGATAAGCGTGTGATATTTGACAACAGCGTAACCGTTGAGCAAAACGACCTAATTATAATCGGTAACTTTGAATATAGAATTGTTGAGATTGGCGGCGAAAACCCAAACGGTGTGCAGCAATATTGGGATATCATTTGTCGTGGCTAAGATAATTAAACTAGGCGACTTAGGAAAAGAGCTAAACAACATACTAAAAGATATTGAAGAATCAGAGCTTAAAAAAGCTGATCGCGCACTGCGGGCGACAATCATTGACGTATGGGGTAAGGTGATAACTGAAACGCCGGTTGATAGTGGTCGCGCTCGTGGCAATTGGTTCATTGATGACACGTTCAAACCTAGCCAAATAGGGGCCAGCCAAAAAAGAAAGGGCGCAAACTATGTTGGGACTCGCACTAAAAGCGGGTTACTAGGCAAAACTAAGTTTTTATACAACAATTTACCGTACGTTAAAAAGCTAGAATTTGGCGGCTACTCAGGAAGCCCAACAGATAAAACGGTTGGCGGGTTTAGTAGACTTGCACCTAATGGCATGGTTAGAAAGAATTTAGCTAATTTTGCTAGAAAGCTAGCAAGAAATTGGAAAGGGGCGAAACGTGGCGTATAAGAATATACACGCAGCATTAACGCAATCGCTTATTGATTTAGCGCTAGGTGTGCCAGTTGCGTATGAGAACACAGCATTTGATCCAGATAAGGACGGCGGCGATCTATTTGTCGCTGTAAATACTATCCCAGCGGATCAGGAAAGCCTATCAAAGCAAACGCTCGACGAGGTTCGCGGTGTGTATCAAATCAGCATTTACAGTAAAAGTAACGTAGGCGCGGGCGCTTCACTTGCCATTGTTGATACAATAACGGATAATTACAAGCATAATGACTCGCTGATATATAGCGATCAGATTGTAACGATTATTAATTGCGCGGTAAATACGCCGCGAAATGACTCAGGCTGGTATGTTACCGACGTGAGTATACTATTTAAAACTGATATACCGAGGTAATAAAAATGGCTGGTGAATTAAACGGTACTGATTGTCTACTAGCAATCGACGTGGCAGATAATGCGACTTTTGTGGCTATTGGTGGCTTGACTACTAACGGCTTAACACTTAATAACACTGCTATTGATATTACAAACAAGGGGAGCGCGTCGTGGCGTGAGTTGTTAGGCGGTGAGGGTTTGCAAGCAATAGATATTACCGGAGAAATGCAATTTTCTACCGATTCAGCTTTTGACGCAATGAAAACCCAAGCACTTGCAAAGACTTTAAAAGCCTATGAAATTGCGCGTGGATCTGAAACGGTAACGGGGACTTTTTATATTACATCGTATGCCGAAACAGCGCCGGATAACGACAAAGTGACCGCAACTGTATCGCTACAGTCTAGCGGCCCAGTGACCGGACTATAATGGCGAATTCTGCAAAGGGTGAGAAAGAGATCACGTTAAACGGCATTAAGTATAACTTGAAGCTAACTATGAGCGTGATCGCTGAATTCCAAGATATGCGCAATAAGTGCTTTATGCAATGCGCTACGCGGGCGGTTAATGCGTATGCGCAAACATCGCGGATTGAGGGCGTACTAGAGCGAGCAGAAGCGTTAACATGCGCTGTTGAGCTTGACGACGCGGCTACACTTTTTTACTTAGCAGCGAAAGAGGGTAACAATCAAGTACAGTTTGCAGAGATGCAAGAAGCGTTAATTGATGACATCGACATATCAACCGACGCGAGATTTTACCCGGCATTATTCAGCGAGCTTTGTTTGTTTGCTGTAATGGGTCGAGAGTATAAAAAAAAAGTGACGGCTTCAAGCACTGGTTAATTGACACGCGCAAGAAGCCTGATCCGATTGATATTTATTTCTGGCTCAGCTTTGCTACTAAGAATTTAAGCATACAGCCGTCCGAATTTTGGTTAATGCCATACTTCGGGATCACAACACTTGCTGAGCAATTGAAAGAAAAACCGCGCACAATGAGCAGGAAAACCATGCTTGATAATATGCGCAGAACTATTGCCGAAAGGGGCTGGACTCAATGACAACTGAAAGCCTAGTAGTAAAGCTTGACGGCATAGTAAAAGATTTTGAGTCGGCAATGGCGAGGGCTAGAAAAGAGTCTGATCGCCTAAACAACTCAACACGACGCACCGAGGGAGCGTTAGGTCGGTTTGATCTGTCGTCTGTCGCTGCGGGTGTTTCTGTTGGCTTACTTACTAATAAAATCGTTAACCTTTCCGACGCATTTACGCGCAGCCAAAACCTACTGATCAACGTTACAGACGGCGCGCAGGACTTAGCCAACACTACAGAAGCGCTTTTTGATGTATCAGAGCGCAGCCGCGCAAGCTACGAATCAACCGCAACTTTATACGCTCGATTATCAAGAGCAACTAAAGACTTAAATTTAAGCCAAAAAGAAACGCTTGATCTGACTGAAACGCT